AAAAGAAGATACAACTAACAAAGCAAGAATTTATTACACTTATAAATCTTCTCTATACTGGTAAGTGGAATCTTTCATTGAAAGAAAATGAGGATATTATAAAACCCTTGATAAATAAATTGTCAGAAATTATTGATGGTAAAGTAACGTGATACAATGAAATTATGCGCCACACACTTTCCAGCTTAGTAACCCTTTGTGAAAACGCCTCTGGTGGTGATAATGAGACTGCCTCTCAAACTTTCTACAAAGAACGACTCAATCAGAAGAATGAGTTTGTGATGTCTAGGTTGCCCACTTTCAAGGCAGAGACGACACGAACTTTCAACACCGTTGCAGACCAACAGTACTATCACTACCCACCTTCGATAAAAGAGATAGAGAGTTTACAGATAACAATAGGGTCTGTTAAATACATTCTAACGCCTGTTCACTCAAACGCTGAATGGGTACGACTAAATGCACTAACTTTCCAGGGTGGAGCAATACCCGTTTACTACTTCAAGAGACAACGAGACTTTGGGATATTCCCTATACCTGCAGATGTTTACTCAGGAACGATAGAATACTCTCTAAGAGCAAGAGGTATGGTTAGAACGGACTACACAACAGGAACGGTTACCACAGTTGAGAACGATGCAACAGTTGAGGGTGCAGGTGGCACAGCGTGGAGTACGACTACAAACATACTAGCAGATGATTGGTTCAGCCTTACGGATAGTAATGGTAAAAGTAGAGGCGACTGGTACAGGGTGGGGTCAATTACAGATGCGGACACACTAGAGCTAGATACGGTGTTTGAAGAGACAGGAGAGGCAGGGGCAACTTATCTAATAGGTCAATCACCAGACTTGCCCGAGGATATGCACGATCTATTAGCTTATGGAACTATGGCAGACTATTACGGAATGTTTAGACAGTCACAGAGTAAGGCTCAGGGTTGGTCTAATATGTTTTGGACAGGTGAATGGTCTAACACATCTAGAGCACCAGAGAGAGCCTCGGGCGGGCTACTAGACGCTATTAGACGATATACGGATAGAGACAGCTCTCAGTTAGTTCTCAGGAAGAAAACATCAGGAAATCCCCGATTAAAAGTATTCTCGACAGATATTAGTTAAACATGGAACAAAAAATAGTAATAACTGACTTCTCAGGTGGGATTGGCGTTGTTTCAGAGAAAAAAGACATCCCAAATGCTTCTCGTTTTATAAAAGGGATGAATGTACACGAAGATCCTGCATATATGACGCTTAGTAGGACTGCTACTAAAATATCAGGAACTACAGTTACAGGATTGCCCTACTGGATAGTTGATGGATCACCATTTGACACTAATAGATATGCTTATGACTCAGCAGGTAAACTGTACACAGTAGATTCTAACGATGTTGTTTCATTTGCACGGACAGTATCAAATTCAACAGGTGAAGGGTTATTAGTGTTTAATGATTATCTATATTATGCGGGAGATGTAACTTTGGGTAGACACGGAGTATTATCTGGAACACCAGCTGCTGCTGATAATTTCCTAGCAGACGGAACTACAGACTTAGATCAGTCTGGTGGCGGGACAGGAGCAACAGACTATGTACCACCAACATCTATTTCAGAAACAGCAACAAACAGACAGACATTTACACCAGAAGTTGATCCTGTTAAGGCGATAATTATAACAGTGGGTACCGTTGGGACTGGAGATTACACGGTTACACTCCACGATAATGAGAATAATTCATTGGGAAGTTCGACAATTGTAAATGGTAGCATGTCTACGGGATCGGTAACTTTCACTCTAAGTTCTCCTGTTCAAGTCGTTACAGGAAATGACTATCATTTCCACGTAACGTCTACTGTTGCAGATGGAGCACTATCAACTAACGTAAATACAGACTTAGAAGGGGTCGAGTTCTCGACATTGTTTGGAATTTTAATAAGTGCAACCTTTCATCCTATGGTTGAACACCTCAATCTATTGGTAATAGGTAATCAGAGATACCTTGCAACTTGGGATGAGGCAACGTATACACCCAATAAGATTGTGTTGCCACCTGGATTTGAGGTTAGGGCGTTAGCTAAGACTGACGAGTTTGTAGTAGCAGAGGCATATAAGGGATCGACAATCAGGGATGCAGAGGCAGCCAAGAGATTTTACTGGGATGGTATATCGCCAACTTTTAACTATTCAACCGATATAACAATGGGGGCCTGTAACGCTCTAGTCACATCTAAAAATCAGCTAGTTGGTGTTTATGGACACAGGGGTGCAATATATCAAGGTGATGAGTTAGAACAGGTTGTGTCAGAGATACCCAAACTTGCACGAGGTAAGTATGTTGAGGTCTTACCCGGTGCAATAGACGAGTTTGAGGGAAGGACATTAATAGGCTATGCGGATAGTACAGATGACACAACTGGATTCGAAATGGGTGTATATGAATATGGAAGTAAAGATAACAAACTTCCTAAGGTTTTAAATATGAGCTATTTAGTTTCAACAGGAACTACTCAAGATTCAAATTTAAAAGTATCAATGGTTAAAGCATTTGGTCAAGATATATATATTGGTTGGCAAGATGGGGCTACAACTTATGGAATAGACAAAATAGCACTAGGTGATGGAGCGTTAGCGACGGGTGCAGTTTGGGAGAGTCTGATATTTGATAATGGTGATCCAGCGAAAGACATGCAGGCGGTGAAAGTTGAGATTGAGTTTGAGGCACTTACTGCGGGTCAATCTGTTACACCTAAATATAAATTAAACAGAGCGTCATCTTTCACAACAGGAACAGTATCAAACACGGTAGGTGACAAAAGTGCAGGCGTGTATATTAACAAGTTATGCAAAGAGATTGAGTTTGGTATAAATGTAGCATCTAGTAGTAATACATTTCCTAAGATCACATCGATCAAGTTTGTTTATGATTCTCTTGACGAAGAGTCTGAAGATTGATAAAATAACTTGTGTATAGTTTGTATGTATCAAAATATTCTCGATGGACTAAAGAAGAAGATTTATTACTAAAAAAGATTCACAATTTATATTCAGACAAAAGACTTGCTGAAGTCTTTTCACGAAAAAGAATAGCAATTGTTCACCGAAGGCAAAGGCTTGGTTTAAAAAAGGATAGACCAGCAAGAAATAAGTTTCAATCAATAGCAACCAAAGGAAAGATCAACAAAGGTAGAGGGAAAGACAGCAACCATTGGGGGGGTGGAAAGTGGACAACCCCCATTGGTTATGTGTATATATATTGTCCTGCACATCCAAACGCGGTATACGGGAAAAGATACGTTTTGGAGCATCGTCTAGCAATGGAGCAAAAGGTTGGGCGACTCTTAAAAAAAGATGAGCATGTTCATCATAAAAATGGGAAAAAGGGCGATAATAGAATTGAAAATTTAGAACTACTAACCATTAGCGAACACCGTAGTCTGCATACCAAAGGTAAAAATAATCCACTCTACAACGTAAGACGGTATGGAAAAGGTAACCCTAACTATAAGCATGGAAAGTATTGTATACAATCTATCAAGTGAAAGAGAGGACTGAGTATGTCGCATTTCAATACCCTAACAACCATTCAAAAAATTAGAAGAAATGCAAGAATTGGTCAGCGTGCAGTAAAACCTGCAGCTATTAAAAATATCTCCTTAGGTGAAGTTATATTAGAAAGAGATACTGATTCAGCAAGTGCAACTATTGGAAACAATGTTCAGATTCTTTTGACACATACAATTTCTCAAGCGAATAATGCAAAGATGTTTGCAATACCCGACATATCTATATATATCGGATCAGTTTCAGCTAACAATCAGCTACCAGGTGGCTCGGCTATAGATGAAAGTGAGTGGCAGGTTATTGGACCATGGAACGACTGGGGAACAACAGATAATAAAAACTCTAAAACTAAAATTTATGTGAGAAATATATCGGCAGGATCAAGCACTGTTCTTTTCAGAGTAAAATCAAGATTTATTACAAATAGACAAGATTCAACTAGTTCAACAGGATGAAAATAAAAGTTTACAAATATAAAGATGGAAGTATTGCGACATCTACAACTGGGCGTACATATAGTGGAAAAGCAAATCTGGATTCTAGTGTTGGAATGGAGATAAACAAACAAAAGCCTGATTATGAAACAGTTGTAAATGCTCCTGATGATTTATATGTCAACTACAATAAGTATCTGTTAAGGTTAAAAAACAAAAGACTAATTGTTAAACGTAGAAAAAGAAAAAGGCGCAAGTAGTATTGTGCTATAATCAAACCAGAGACTAATCTCATCCATGCGATGGGATTTTTTGTTTAATATGGCATTAGGAAGATTCGTAGTACCAGATAAATTTGCAGGAAAATCCTTATTTGATATCCAAAAAGAAGGTGGTAACGTCGGTAGAGCTGATATCTTAGCTGGCTTCTTGGGAATAGATCCCAACACAAAATTCCGTTCAGGACAATCCTTCAACATAGGTGACATTCCAGGTGTAAATCCTTCTGGAAGTTCAGAGTTGCAGTTTATAAATAAGTCTTTTACTCCAGGAGGTGTATTTGACCAACAACAAAGACAGTCATTTCAAGATGAACAAAGAGCGAGAACTGATGAGTTCACAGGCAGACTTCAAGGTATACCGGACTCTCTAAGGGCTGTAGAACAAGAACTGGGTATTCCACAAGCTAGAGAGGGTTTTCAGGCTGCGGGGGAACAGTCTAGGTTTGTAGCAAATCAACTTAGAGATTTACCTGGTGTTCAGGCACAAGCCACTAGAGGTTTTGATGTAAATGCCAACCAGCTAGCAAGAATAGTTGCACAAAAGACACAAGACCTACAACCATCAGCTGAGTCAGCTACTAGGGGACTAGAGGAGTCGGGGGCGAGTCTAAGGGGCTTACTAGATGCTTTTCAAACTAGGTCATCAGGTGTTATTAAACCATTTGAAATAGAGGCAGGAGTCTTAGGTGAAAGCGTTGCACAAGAGTTTGGATTATTTAAACAACAAATGTCAGACGATCTTAACCGTGAACTTGAACAGGTAAGACAACAAGGCGCTATGGATATAGCACAACTACAAAGACTAACAGCACTTGCAAATATAGAGGCAGACAGGGGAGAATTAAAAAACCTAGGTGACAGAGTGGGTTATTTTGTAGATGGTAAGGAAGTGTCTAGTTCTCTAATTGGATTAGCACCCAAGAGAGCAGGTGTAGGCGATGGTGTAGGCGATGGAGATCCGTTCAAATTCTTAAACAAAAGAAGTGTAGCTCTTACTCCACAGTCAGGCGCTGGCTTAGCTCCATTGTCTAGTTTTCCTAGTTTCCAGGGAGCAGGTGGGTTTTCTAGTGGACAAGGCAGAATTGAAGCATTGAGAGCTGCTGGACTTGTAGAATAAACAACAACATGGCTAAACTAACTGTAATTTACAAACCAACAGGGCAAATGGGCACAATAGATGATTTTGAATTTGATGAGTCGGTTTTTGAATTAGTAAAAGATCAATCTATTGGTCAAGACTTACCTCAGGGAGGTACTAAGGGTTTGGGTGAGAAAATTGGTGGCGGATTACTAAACTTAGTTAAGAGTATTGGATCTCCTTTTGTAAGAACAGGAGAAAACATAGCTGATGCAGCAACTACAATCCCTCAAGCAGCTACAGCTGCAGCCGTTGGTCGCTTCAACCCCCAAGCTGGTGCAAGAATAGCAAGTGTAAATGTAGATGCACAAAATAGAGTTGGTAAGATAGCTGGAGAGGGTGAAACATTTCGAGAAAGGATTCTGGATAACGAGGCAGTCAAACAACAGGTTGCAGACTCTCTTGAAATTGGGTCCTTTGCTGTTCCTTTTGGAAAAGCTAGGGTCGGTGCTGGTTTGCTAGAAAGAGCAGTTACAAAGGCTGTATTACCTGGTGCAGTAGTTGGTGCCCTAAGTTCTCCTGAGGCTTCTAAGTTCGCACTAGGAGATGAAGATGCAAATGTCGAAAAGCTGGTGGGTAGTGCAGCAATAGGTGCAGTCATACCTGTTGCGTTGAATCTTGGAGGAAAGATACTGAGCAAAACTGGAGGTGGTCTAATTAGTAAGGGCGGTAGTTCAAGAGAAAGTGTCCTTGGTTTTGTTGACAACAACCTAAAACAAATGTCAAAGAGGAAGAAGATGGATTTGGTTAATAAGCTAGAGAAAATGAAGGTACCTTCTGGATCTGCAGACAAAAAAGCAAAATGGGCTGTTAGCACATATGACAATTTATATGTCAAATACAAGAAAACACTAAGCAAAATTACAAAGAGCTTTGACAATACAGAAAGTGCACTAAGAGCAATAGAAAAATCAGGTGATTTGGTGGATATTTCAACTGGATTGGGTAAAACGAGCGTTGATAAGTGGTCTGATAAATTTGTAAAAGCAACAACAGCAGAGGAGTTGAGTAGGCTAAAGTTTGAACTTCAAGATATCGTATCTTCTGGTGGTAGGAATAGCGATACAACAAAAATAGCGAAGGCATTTAGTAGAGAGGTTGATAAGGCATTAGTTGCAGGAAATGATCCAGTCACAAAAAAGCTATCTAAAATACTAGATGATATGTCAACACTTCACCAGGCAACTGGTAGTAGGAGCCCAGCAAAAGGTGGAGGAATTATAAGAGCTTCACAACAGAAAAACTTGAGTGTACCCCTTGCACAAAGCGTTAAGATACCAGGGTCAAGGAGAACACTACAATCACTACAAGATAAGGCAGGAAAACTAGGTGTAAATGTTGGTGGTGCATTATCGGCTGTACAACAAGTAACAGGACAAGCACCCAACATAGTTAAGCAATTTGCACAACAAGAGGCAGTTAGACAGGGAGTACCTGCACTATCAGGAAAGGAAGAAATAGGTACACTTGATCCTCAGTCTGGGCTAGTAGCGAATGCAGTTGCACAACAGGCAGTAGAACCCGTACAACCCCAAACGCTTACAGGTTTTACGGCAACAGAATATGCCGAGGCTTATGGACAGGCGCTACTTGCAGGAGACTCTAAGGCTGCATCTAAACTAAAGGCTCTGTATGAACTAGAGAATGATAATGCGAATATAGGTGACGAGGGCGACCTGGGATCAGCACTGAAAGTTATTAACGCACTAGAGCAACTGTTTAATCAAGCCCAAGCTGAGGGACTTACGGCACAATCGGGAGGATTAAGTAGAATATCAGGTTTTGCAAAAGGTAAAACTGCTGCAATAACTCAATCATCCCCTGTTGCAGCAACATACGACTCACAGAGGTTAGCTTTTGTGTCTTTGATAGTTAGAGGTTTGGGTGAAAAGGGAGTGTTAACAAGCGACGACGTTAATAGAGTAGTGAAAGCATTACCAGGATTTTCTACATCACCAGAAACAGCGGCTCTAAATTGGCAGACGATTAGAGATATACTACAAAGAGGTGGAGCTACAAGTCAAACAGCAACGTCACAATTCCCCCAATAACCAACAAAGCTGTTATTATAGCTAGGAAAGTTAAATATCCAAGAACTATTGTTATTATCATTTTATCTTTTACGTTTTTTTGTATAAATCTTTAATTGTTCCCCTTCATCAATTGCTTTCATTTTGTCTATCATCATCTTTTGTAACTTGTCTGGACTCATATTCATTGCATCTGCACATAATTCAAATGTGCCACTTTTGTTCTTAACCCATTTTTTAACTGAAATTTTAAGGAACTTTGACAATTCCAAATCTCTTTTGGGCCCGTGAGCATAATCTTTTATTGCCTGTAAAAGAATAGATTGTGCAAGTCGTTTATAACTTGAGTATTCGTAGTTTGTTGTAATCATTTTAGTATTCTTTTTAATTCCTTTTCTTCTATTCTCCAATCACCTCTTTTGCCGACTCTGATAGCACTTACCTTTTTATTTTTTATCCATCTTTTAACTGTACTGGGTGTTACTCTAAGATATTCAGCAAATTCTCTAACTGTAAGATACTTTTCTATGTTTTGATTTGTCACTACTTTGTATACTATATCATAGCAAATAGGTTGTCAAGTCTTATTTTTTATAATATGATATACTAATTTTATGGATCCTAATGCACAACTTAACGTAGGCGGTGGGCAATTTGCTCAGGCTACGGGTGGTGGTGATGCGTTAAGACAGGCTTTTGAAAAACGAGGAATTGATACGTCTATATTAGATAATGTATCCGAGTCAGCTCCAGGTGGACAAAATATTCCAGGTGCTCCTGCAACTAACAACATAGATACACAGTCACCTGTAGGACAATCTCAAGCTCAAGCTGTTGATAAACAACCCACTAGAAGTGGAGAAATGGAAATAGCACTCAAATCTCTTGCGAGCGTAGTTTCTACTGAGAATGCTATTGCAAAACAGACATTAAAGTTTGGTATATAACATGAACTATCATGGTAAACACAGTAGACTACACAAAGGTTGCAACGAACCCTACTAACTACGGTTATTCATCTGCAGGAGTATCTGTACTTCTTTTAACAAACGGCGGGAAACTTCTTTTAACAGATTCTAGATTTTTGAACATTTCAGGTAGAATATTGCGTAGTGTGGACTATACAAAGGTTGCAACTAACTCTACAGATTATACAAAACCATAAATGACAGACGTAGATACAAAATTAGAAGATTTAACAGCAATATCATCCCTAGCTTCGGGTGATGTTTTCTATGTATTAGATGTAAGTGACACCACAGAAGGCGCAGGAGGAACTAATAAAAAGGTAACAAAAACTAACCTAGGGTTTGCCTCATCTGGGGCTAATAGTGATATAACCTCTCTTACAGGGCTTACAACGGCTCTAACAGTGGCACAAGGTGGGACTGGGGCTACATCACTAACAGACGGTGGGTTATTACTGGGTTCTGGTACAGGTGCTATTACAGCTCTTGGAGTTGCTACAAATGGACAGTTACCAATAGGAGATGGAACTACCGATCCACAGCTGGCTACTCTCACATCAGGAAATGCTATTACGATAACTAATGCTGCAGCTAGTATTACAATAGCTGCAGATGCTGCCAGCCTTACTGCAGATGGAGTGGTAGAGCTAGCTACTTCAGCTGAGATAAACACAGGCACGGATACAGGGCGTGCTATCCCAGTAGACCAATTTGTGGCCTCTAACAGAAACGTAAGATATGTGATTGTTAGAGTATTGGGAAGTGCAACTAGCGCAACGGCCGCAACCACCGTAAGTGGTGATTTTGAGTTTCCCTTTACAGGAACAATAACAGCAGTCGGAGCATACAACGATACAGCAGGAACAACAGGGACAGCTACCTATGACATCAACCTAGGGGGAAGCACGATAATGACTACTAATAAGATTAGTATAGAAACAGGCGAGAAGTCATCTCGGGATGCAGGAACAGCCCCAGCATTAACTACCACAGCAATTACAGCAGGAAATATCATAACTTTCGATATTGATACTGCTCAGTCAGGGACAGAGGCCCTTGGGCTTAGTTTTAGATTGGAAGTTAGACTAACCTGATATGGCACAATTAATATCAACAACAAGTTCTGGCTCAAACGGAGTTAGGAGTGATGTCTCAGGTAGCTGGAGTGCGGCAAGGACGGATAACCCCGCGAACGGAGTAACCAACTTCGTAACTCAAGCCGCTACAAACTTCCAATGTGGTAGATGGTTTGGTTTCTTTGATCTTAGTTCTATCCCAGCAGGTTCAACCATTGATAGTGTAACTTTTACGTTTCCAGCAGTGGGAAACGTGACTGATTCTGACAGTGGATCAGTAGATGTTGTTGAGCATATTGCGTCTGATCCAGTTGCAGTGGGAGATTTTCTTAACTACAAGAGTCTTAATTCAGATGTTAGTTTTGGAAATGTAGATGTAACAAACTTAAACACTGGATCAACAACAGATGTGACTATTAATGCAACAGGTATAACTTACATTGAAGCACAGGTTGGTGGCACTGCAAAAATAGGGTTGAGAAGTAGTGAGGACTTTGGCAATTCAGCACCAAGTGGAAATTCTCAGTATACAATGTCTGTAACAGGGGTTACTTTGACTATAAATTATACTCTATCTTTCACACCAACTGTTACAATATTCTAACCATGACAAACGGAAAAGTGACATTAAGAGATATTTATGAAGTAGTAAATCGCTTGGAAGAAAAACAAGATGAGAGATTGGAAAAACTTGAGAACAGAGTTGACACCCTTGAGAACTTCCGTGATAGACTACTCGGAATAGCAACCGTTGTAGGATTATTTACAGGAGTAGTGGCAACTTGGATCTGGAAGAAAATATCTCAATAAATGCTAAAGGTACTCAAACCTAATCGTAATCTAGCCGTGTCCAAAGCTGTGGATTCTGGAATGCTCAGCTTTGCTCAAAACTTGAAGATTTTCAGGCCTATTGTCCAGTTTGTTCCCATTTTTGTGGTGAACATCTTCCCCTTGCTTAATGGGTCTACCAATGCTTTGAGAGGCAACAAGTCTGTGTTCAGTAATATAAAGACCTTTAGCATTAGGGTGATCTTTTGGGGCATGAATCCACCGATATCCCTCTTTATCAATATATCCTCTAAACTCAGACTTCCTACCTTCATAAAAACATTTCTTATTACAATATTTAGCTTTTTTTCTAACGCTAGGCCAATACTCAAATCTTTTTTGACAAGATTTACATTTCTTGATTTTTATCTTTACTCTTGGTCTTCCAGAACCATGAAATTTATTTCTACAAGCACGAGAACAAAAACTAGACTTAGTTACTTTTTCCGAATGCCATGGCTTGTATTTTTTGTTACACTGATCACAAAGACGACTCTGTATAGCAACCATAATCAATTATAGCATGGTCATCAAACTATTACGTCCGACAAAAAATAGACAAACGCAAGGATACTCTAGTAAGCATCGTGGTTATGATTTCTCTGGTAAAGGAGATACTAATATTTATGCACCTCTATCTGGTAAAATAGTATTGAGTAAGGATGGAGAAACTAAAAACTGGCAGAAACCAAAATATACAAGCAAGGGAAAACTATCATCTACCAACTATGGAAATTATTGCAAAATTGAGAGCCAACTTAACAAGGATAAGGTTTTTACGTTTTTTGCGCATCTCGAACCTGGATCAGTATTATCGAAAGGAACAGAAATATCTCAAGGACAAGTCATCGCAAAGATGGGCCATGTTGGATGGAGCACGGGACGCCACCTTCATTTTGAGGCACGTGATGAAAACCAAAAGAACTTCCCCGTTGTATTTGTTGACAAGATGGAAGAAGAGAATGAAGATATGGTTAAAACTACGAAGAAACAACAGATAATAGATGCTTATTTGGGAGCTAGACCTGCCCTGCCCCCAAGTGATGATGAGATAAATGCAAGGCTTCAAGAAAATAAAAACCCAGTAGAGATTACAAGAGATATTTTAACAGGTGATGGCAATTCAAGAGAATACTGGCTAGACAAGTGGGAAATAGATACTTCCCCTGTTAATTGGGAAGAAACAGCTAAGGCCTACCAAGATAACTTTAACAGGCTAAAAGAGATTTATGGCTTAGTTCCATCTGCTGATACAGAAGAGGTGTTAGGTAGGGCCTCACGGGCTCAGGATCGCATTAAAGAGCTAGAGAAGCTACAAGAACCTAAGACTATATATAAGATAGATGGGAAGAATTTTGATAGTATATTGAAAATAGGAAAGTATAGAATTATACTTGAGAAATGAGAAAGATAATTATCACAGTTCCCCAAAAAAAAGAGAGATGGGCTGTCACTTTTGGTGGAGGATCCTTTAGAAGGAATAATGCCTCACAAGTCTTCAACTATGTAGAGCGGAAATTGTCGAAGTTGAGTCATTCTCTAGGCACACAGCTCGAGGATAAAACTGCTGTTCGTGTGAACTATGACAGTGTATACCGAAACGAGAGTTTGAACAGTAAAGACCCCAAGTATCTACTTCAATGTCTTACGGCGTTTTTAGGAGATTATTTGAGTCACGATTTACTTTTAAGCAAAACTAAAAAATATACTTAAGAAATGAGATTCCTACTACAAACAGATAACAATACAGGATTTAAGTTATCTGTATCTTCTGAAAATACAGAAGAGCTTAAGGTTGCTGAGGAGTTGACGAAGTTGCTAATCGCCAAAATTGAGAAAATTACTGTTACAATAGGACACGAAGAATAAGGTGGTGATATTTATGGCAGATATTGAAGTAAAGTCATTTCTAAAATCAAAAACTATTTGGCTAAACATAATTGGATTAGCTGTAATAATTTTGCAGTCGTCACTATCACTTAACTTATTGGGTGATCCAGAGTATCAAGCATTGGCATTAGCCTTGCTTAATATACTTTTAAGATTTTCTACGGATAGTCCTATTAAATTAAAATAGATTGATGTTTGAAAGAGCTAGAAGAGCATTAACAAAACTAAGGCGTAATGCTATCGTGGATAGAGATGGTGGTGATATAGGTGTTCAGCACTACTCAGAAGAAAAGGGCTGGCACAGAAGAAGATATTGCAGAGTACCCGATGAGCCTTGCCCACACCCCCATGTTCACCACATCAAACCACACGGGGTTGGTGGAAGTGATGAGCCAGATAATTTAATAACAATACCCTCATGCGAACATATCGGAGTTTGTCCTAGTCAAAACATCAAACCAGGATATTACAAATGAGTGAAAGATACCCGAAAAATCTAAAACATGGTAAGTACATAGACATCAATAGACAACCTGTGATTCATAAAGATATGCAAAAGGCATATACAGATTACGATGGTACGGGGGATTCTTTTAAGAAGGTGTTTGAAGAAAGAAGGAAAAAAACTGCAAAGGGTGAGAAATATTGGAATGATGAGTTTGATGAGCAGATGATAGAAGAAGCTAGAGAAAGAAACAAGAAGCCAGATTTTAAATGGCCTTTGAAGCGAGGCGAACCAGATTTGAATAAACAAATGGAAACATTTAGACAGAAGTTGAGAAAGATATGGAAGTAAAATGAACCAGATTACATGCCCTAATTGTGGTAAAAAAACAAATCCTAAAAAGAAGAAATGTGAGTGGTGTGGAAGATGAAACATATAGAAGGAAATAGAAGTTTGTTACAAAAGAAAAGAGGGGTAATCACCCCTCTTTCCAAGTCTAGCTGAGTCTTGCATGCAAGCATGTTCAACAGATTTAGATTACTTCAGCTTATCACACTAAATAGGTGTTGACAACACAGACCTAATATTTCATAGTGAAGTATGGCAACTTGGCATATATCTTCTTTTGATTCCGATGGAAATCTTCATATTAACAATATTTTCTTTGATAAACATTGTCATGAACTAGGTAGAATGGCAATGTATTATTTGGTACTTAAAGCTAGGAATACTCCCTATAAAAATAGAAAACAAATTAGGGAAGTTCTAGGGATTAATGTTACAACCGAATGGAGATGGAGAAACGAGTTAAAAAGAGTAGGTCTTTTATGAAAAATATGGCAAATAGAAGGATGTTTTCAAACAGAATAGCAGGGTCAGCAAGATTCTTGCAAATGCCATTGGAGGCACAAGCACTCTATTTTCATCTTATACTAAATGCAGATGATGATGGTATTGTTGAGGCATATCCAATAACAAAGTTATTAGGAACTTCACCAGATGTTTTGAAAGTTTTACTAGCAAAATCTTTTATTCAACAACTGAACGAAGATCAGGTAATGATCTTAAATGACTGGAGTGAACACAACTCGATAAGAGCAGATAGAAAAATCGACAGTATCTATAAAAAACTAATCCCTGAAAACGTCGAACTAGTTGCACCCAAGCCTCGTTCTGATGTCAAAGACAACAGTAAAAGACTAGGTGGACCGTCCATGGACGGCATAGGTAAGGTTAGGTTAGGTAAGGTTAGTAGAGTTATTGCTCAAAAAGAGCAATTACACGAAAAACCCTTCAAAAGATTAAAAAAAGACAAACAGAGAGCAGTACACCGACTCGGATATTATCTGGAAGATGTACTCAAAACAAATATCGTGAATTGGGGTAAGCAAGCAAAGGCTGTCAAGGCAATGGAAAAAGCAGGGTACACTGAAAATCAGATCAAAAAAGTCATTTACTACATGGCAACTTCTGATAATTTCTTCTCTGACAAGGGTTTTGACCTGACAACCGTCTCGAATCAAATAGGTCGATACAAAGCTCAATCAAACAAAAATGGCATATCAAAGTAAACAAAACAAAAAAGAAACCTACGCAAAACTCAAAGTAGCTAAGTCTAGTTTTGAAGATAATGAATGGGTTAGATTATATCTAAAATGGGAATCTCTACCCCAATCGGAGAAAAGAATATCCAGAATGGCATGGGACAAATACTACAATGATGTTAAAAATACTCGTGCATATTCCATGTTCAAAGAAATGAGTGTTGCTCTTCAGAAGAGTGATAAAAAGAATGTTGACTTTTTAATGAAGGAGTCATCTTCGATGCTCATAGATCAACTTGATGGCAGATATGAACTTCCTGAACCCACAAGTATCAACCCTTATGACATCAACTCACACAATGGGATAATATCTGCATACCTTAGTACTAAGTCAAGAATTAAATCTATGCAGAAGGAAAGTTTAGACTTAGATTTGCGTAATATTTTTTGACATTTCCATTTTCGACCGTTAGTATTGGGCTATGACCAAAAACAAGGCGGCTCAAGAACTTGGCAAAATGGGTGGTAAGGCCACACTTAAAAAACACGGCAAGGGGTACTTCAAAAAACTAATTGAAAAAAGATGGGCTAAAGAGAAAGAGAAAGAAGCTCTTGACAACTAATACAATCAGTTGTATATTGATAATATGACAATTGAGAAAAACGTTTACCAAAAAATACAGTTTGTACGATCCGAACTTGTAAGACTAAACCTCAAAAAGACAGGTCGAAATGATTACTCTAAATTCACCTACTACGAGTTAAGTGATTTTCTTCCTGCACTAAATGAACTAATGAACTCCAATGGCTTAATGACTCGCTTTGTAATTCAATCCAAAAAAGAAAACAACCCAGAAAAAGCAGTCCTGGATATATTCAATAGCGACAATCCAACTGAAAGAGTGACTTTCTACTCAGAAACAGCAGACGTTGAAATAGGGAAAACTAAAGATGGAACTGGTGGTGCTCAGCTAATACAAAATCTTGGGGGTAAAATTACATACATGAGGAGATATTTACTTATGACCGCTTTTGAGATAGTTGAAGGCGATTCAGTAGACTCACAAAACGTAATAGCACTAGAAAAGTCAGAGTTAGACAAGATTATGAAAATGAAGGACCTAGAGAAACTAAAGGAATACTGTGGGGAACTCAAAAAAGACAAGGGAGTGTCATACCAAAAAGTAATACTCAAATTCTATAATCAGAGAAAGGAACAGTTAAATGAAAAATAACAAACTGATCTTAGTGGCACAAGAAAGCGGATTGCAAGAAGACAAAATACAAAATCTAATGAGTAGCTTTGGTGATGCGTATAGAGAAGCTCGTGATCTGGTTAAGGGTGCAAAAGAAATTGTAGTGGAAGATGAAAATCAAACCGAGGAAATGGATCAAGCTAGAGAGCTAAGACTTGAACTGAAACACATCAGGACAAAAAAGGTTGAGGAAGTCAGGAAGAAATTGAAAGAGCAATCCCTAAGGGAGGGGAAAGCCATCGACGGAATGGCAAATATAATCAAAGCGTTAATTGTTCCCGCAGAAGAATATTTGTTAAATCAGGAGAAGTTTGCTGAGAGAATGCAAGCAGAAAAAGATAATAGGGTGGAAGCTGAACGTAACGCAAAACTGACTAAATACACAGAAGATGCAGACTTGCAATCACTACACCCAAACAACTTAAGCACTGAAAGTTTTGACAAACTACTAGAAACTTATAAGTTTGCTTTTGAGACAAAAAAGAAAGCTGAGGAAGATGCCGAGAAAGAACGCCTTGCCAAAGAAAAGGCCGATAGTGAAGAACGGGATAGAATCAAGAAGGAAAATGCCAAACTTAAAGCAGAAGCAGAAATCCAGGAGAAACAACTGGCAAAAGAAAGAAAAGAGCAACAAGAAAAGATCGACACTGAGATAGAAAAAAGAGAAGCGATTGAAGAAAAAGTAAGAATAGAAAAGTTAGCAGAGGATGCCAAACTAAAAGCAGAAGCAGATTTAAAACAAAAAGCACTGCTAGCTCCTGACAAAGAGAAGTTGATGAAACTGGCACAAACGATTGCACTCATACAGTATCCAGCACTTGCCAGTAAACAAGCACAAGATATATGTGAAGATACGATGAACAAGATAGTTGAAATTGCAAAAGAACTAGAAGAAAAATCTAAAACACTATGAAAATCCACAAAATACCACAACAGACTGATGAGTGGTTCGAGTTAAAACTCGGTAAGCTCTCATCCTCAGATGGCCAAGCAATAGCAGCCAACGGTGCAGGACTCCAAACCCTCATATATAAAAAGGTTGCTGAAATACTCTCAGGTACAAGAGAGGACTCATACACCAACCCTGATATGGAGAGAGGCAACGAACAAGAGGAGTTAGCCGTAGCAAGCTATGAACTACAAACTGGCTCTACTGTACAGAAAGTCGGCTTCTGTGAGCTTAGCGACTACGTGGGGGCTTCTCCTGATGGCCTAGTAGGTGATGATGGACTAGTTGAAATAAAGTGTCCCAGAAATTCAAATTATGTAAAACTTCTATATACGAAAAAGATAGACACAAAGTATGAATGGCAGATGCAAGCTCAGATGTATGTAACAGATAGGAAGTGGGTGGACTTTGTAGTCTTCAACGAAAACTTTGATGATCTAATTATAATCCGAGTTGAGAGGGACGAAAAGAAAATTGAGAAAATCCGCATAGGACTTGAATCAGGAGTTAAGCAAATAAAAGAAATTGTGGAAAAAGTAAACCATGGAAAGTAAAGAGGAGAAACAAAGGACCTTGACTCAAAACAGAGCACTCCATCTCTACTTTACACACTTGGCAGATGAATTAAATGGTGCAGGCTATGATATTAGAAAAACCTTGAAACCATCCATAGACATACCCTGGAGTGGAAAGACAATAAAGGAATATTTATGGAGACCTGTAATGGAAGCGCAACTGGGAAAGAAAAGCACAACAGAAATGACAACAAAGGATATAGACAAAGTATTCGACGTAATAAACAGACACCTTGGAGAAAAGTTCGGATTATCTGTCTCTTTCCCTAGTATTGAGTCAATGATAACAACCCTCACGAAAGATTAAAAACAATGAGTAGAAAAATATCACGTAAAGGACTAATCAAAAAAATGGATTCTCTTGTAAGTAAATACGTAATATCAAGAGACAAGCGATGTGTACTCTGTGCTTCAACGAGACAACTAGGGAACGGACATTTATTTAGCAGAAGACATTTCTCTACAAGGTGGGACACCCAAGAAGACGGCAATTGTCAAACTCAGTGCTGGCCATGCAATTTCAAACACGTAAGAAATACTTATCCATATCAGAATTGGTATATAAATAAATTTGGTAAAAGTAAATACGATGCCCTTTATAGAAGATGGAATAGTGTGTCAAGAATGACTATGCCTCAGCTCAGGGAGAAGTTAGAAAAACTGCCCCTTGCAAAATAGTACAAACGGTTGTAATATCATATTATGATAACAAAAAACATAGAATACTGTTCTTCATGTAGAAACCCCTTTAGAAGTAAAATGGACAAAGAGTTCATACAACATACAACAATGTGCTTTGCTTGTGATCATGTTTTTGGTGAGTCATCAAATGACACAGAAGATGGTGAGATGCTGGAAGTAGGTGGGTCAAATGAGAGAACTTAAAAAAAGAAGAAGAAAAATAATTAATGCCCGTAAGCGGAAGGTTTGGTGGAGAAGAAACAGGATGTCGGCTCTAGCTCTAACCCTAAGCCTTATTATGTTTGGAATATTTATTAATGGAGTTTACATTTACACAAAATCGGTAGATAAAATGATGGAAAAGGCTAATAAGCCTTGGCAGGTTGAGTATATAAACAAACTAAAATAGAGAGAATAATATGAGTATAAAATACAATATATGTAAAAAATGTCTTTCTAACTATGGAGATTTTACTGAGTGCGATGTTAAGGGATGTAAGGGTTTCTATACACAACCTGGTGTAACAAAAGTTATTACACATATTAAAAAAGCTGCTTCATGGGAACTGCTTAGAAAAGAATTGTTGGGTAGTAAAGAGTCTATTCATATAGATTTCTTGAAAGAAGGACTGTCAATAGATACTAGTGTAGAAATAATATGAGTATAAAATACTGTGAAAATTGTGATAACAATATAGATTTAGATAAGGACGTGGAACACGAGGAAATGTGTTGTGAGTTGAATGGAAAAACTAAAAAGATAAGTATGAAAAACATAAAACAAATACTAGATAAGGCTGAGAAGGGAATCGACAAAAGATTTGAGGGCTTGAGAAAGCTGGACAAGCAAGGCAAAAGAAACACTTACGAAATAGTGGATTTATTAAAAATACACACTCAAGAAAAACAACACCTCACCAAAGCCATAAAAGAAGCCATACGGGAATATGAGAAGGCGATGAGTATACAAAGGAAACCAGAAATGTTTGGCGATCCTGCGCCAAGTGAACCGAGGAAGTATGGGTTCAACTCAGCCATACAAAAAAGAAAAGAATTAGAGAAGGAGTTTTGGGAATGAAAGTGAAATACGAAAACGGCAGGCTATATCTTTTACCAGAAAACAGAGACGAAGAAAGGTTTGCAAAAACTTTGAGAAGAAGAATGATAGATAGCAACGAATTGATGGGTTGGTATGGAGATGCAAAGTTTGAGGGCAAAGAAACAAGTGCTTATGTAATTACATGGCTACCCAACAGAAATCCTAAGAATGTTGGCATTAACCAAACTAAAAAATGAAAAATAAAAAGGAGATATGAGAAAACAAACAATAAGAGAAAAAATTAAAGAGAAAATAGCCAGTATTGCGTGGAAACTTTTTTGTGGGGAAACGATTTGACGAAGGAGGATTATTGGAAACAAGTTTGCGAACAAGAAAAACACCATGACAAAAAGTAAAGAGAAGAAATGTAAAATATGTAACAAAAGGAAAGTTTACGACTCTGTTGGAAAATGTGCTCTTTGTAATTATGTAGGAATGTTTAAAGTAAACACTGAATCATGACAAATAAAAAGGAAATACTAAATCGCCTGGGCAAAAAGAGAAATTAAAGAGTATGAGAATTAGCAAAAGGCAACTAAAAAATCATTATTTTTGTATAAATTCTGCAAATTTGGAAGTATTTTAGATAAAGACCATGAAAAATAAAACACTAGGAGAAAAGATTAGTCCAGTATTAAAAGAGATACACGACACCCTATGGGAGCATGAAGCCCGCTCTGGTATAAATAATATAAAACCAAACTATACAGAAGATGGATTTCGTTCAGCAGTTAAGATATTTACGTCTGCAATGATGGACAAGATGTATGATTACCAGGAAGAAAAACAAATAAAGATGGAGGACAGGATGATATTGGTAGAACAATTGGGAAAGCATATTCATGAACTTGTAAAGGAATCAACTGGGATAGATATGCATGAGTATTATGAAAAGTAAATACAAAGAGGAGATAATAGAAACATTCAAGATTGAAAATATTGACATTAAAGTATTTTTTGAAATACAAACTGGGAGCAAGAAAAGATTTGAGTCTCTGGTTAAGTCAGTATCCAAATCCCTGGACCAAGCAGAACAGAGAACAATAGACAAAGTTGTTAAGCTAATAAAAAAAGAAATTAAATCAGAAAATGCAACTGGTGCTTATAATAGAAATTTTCACAGAGTGAAGATGTGTGAAGAAATTATTGAGAAACTAAAAAACCATGACAAAAAGTAAAGAGGAGATAGAATACAAAGGACAATTCCCTAGTAAAAACTGTGAATGCCATTTCCAAAAACCTTATGGGTTTGTACCAGAAGCAGGTTGTCTGGAACATGACACAAAACAGTTTCTTGATTTTGTAGACCAAGCAGAACAAAAAGGAAGACAAAAAGCTATTAAAGAGATAGTAGAATTAGGAAATAATATAGGTAACTCAGGGGGGAGAATAAGATGGGCAGATTTATCTTTCAAGATTAAATTACTAAAACATTATAAAAAAGAGGCGAAAATACATTATGAATGTAACCATATTGGAAAATGCAAACATTGTGACAAAAGAAGAACTGACACACATATTCCAGAAAAATGTGCGCTTTGTAATTATGAAAACTAAAGAAGAGATATTGAAAATACTAAGAGTATACACAACAAACACGGAATAATTGATAGTCAGGGCATGAATGTTCGGAAGGGGATACTGGAATTAGAAAAACTATTGGAAGATTTAGATAAAAAATGAAAAGTAAAAAGAAAATATTAAAAGAATTTGAGGAAATTGGTTTTGGGAATCAATCCAGAATTGTTGGAACTAAGAGAGTGGATTTGAAGGACTGGTTAGAAAAAGCTTTAGACCAAGCAGAACAGGGGGGGGATGAATATAGCGCTTTAACTGAATTGTGTTCAAAGGCGTTTAATTCTTACAAGATAGCCAAGGGATATAGTCAAATAATGAAAGACAAACAAGATAAAGACTTTTTCAATGATTTTAAGAACTTGATGTCTTATCTAAGTGTGTTTTCAAAACAAACAAAAATGAAAAGTAAAAAGGATATATCACAAAAAATACACGGACTATCATACAAACATGATAATGAAATAATGCTGGCACATGATGATTTGATGGAGTTAATAGACCAAGCAGAAAGAATGAGGGAAGATGCTGAAACTTTATTAACTAAAAAATGAAAAATAAAGAAGAAATATTAAGATTAATTGTTGAATTAATTTTCAAACACACAGTTCCAAAAGATCAATTTGGATTTTATACAGAAGCGATGCTAATTGAGGATATAAGAAAAATTATAAATGAAAAGTAAAGAGGAGATAAGGTTCTGGTTACCACTAATGGTTTATTTAGCCTTGGTGATTATTTCTGTCCTGTGGGCAACAACTGTACTTGATAGTCAAATACAAGGATGTGGAGGATTAGCTAAATGTATGGGAAACTTTGTAAAAGAATTTAACCAAGCTAAAAAATGAAAAATAAAAAGATATACCTAAAATTTGATGGAGAGTGGAAAGCTGTAATCTATGGTAGAAAAGGGTTTGAAAAGCTTTTAGAAGAAAGACGTATCAAGATTGGATACGAGGCAGAGATTGGATACGAGGCAAAGATTGGAGATGGGGCAAAGATTGGATACGAGGCAGAGATTGGAGACTGGGCAAAGATTGGATACAGGGCAGAGATTGGATACAAGGCAGAGATTGGATACAAGGCAGAGATTGGAGACTGGGCAAAGATTGGATACGAGGCAGAGATTGGATACAAGGCAGAGATTGGAGACGAGGCAGAGATTGGATACGGGGCAGAGATTGGAGACTGGGCAAAGATTGGAGACGAGGCAGAGATTGGATACGGGGCAGAGATTGGAGACTGGGCAAAGATTGGATACGGGGCAGAGATTGGAGACTGGGCAAAGATTGGATACGGGGCAGAGATTGGAGACTGGGCAGAGATAACAAATGAAATAAACAAAACTCCCTTTTCACCACTCTATGTAAAAACCACGGTAGGAGTAATTATGCAGAATAAAAAAGGTATTTTTTATAAATCCGTAAAGCCTGATTTGACAGATTTTCATACAGGAGAATACCAATACACAATGGGGAAGGGTGATAGAATAAAACTTAAAAGAAACCAAGAAATTGACTGTGGTGAAGGTTGGCATTGGACATCTTATGACAGAGCTGTTGTTTTTGCAGAAAAAAAACCTCACAAAATAATTTCCGCTGAGATTGAAATGAAAGATATTTTGTCAGTTTACAACAAGGTGAGGGTTAAAAGGTTTAAGAATGTTCAGATAATAGAACTATGAATTTCAAATACAAATACATACCAACAATAAAAGAAGTGAGAAAACATATTAAAGAGTGTGAGGGAAAGCACTCGCAACAAGTAGTATTTTCAACATTTCATCATGCTTTAACTCAAGTATGTTTTGGGTGTAAGAAGGTGCGAAGTTCACTAAAGATATAAAAAATGAAAAATAAATGTAAAAACTGCAAAGGTAAATCCCTACTAGGATTCAGAGGTCTATGTAGTAACTGTTATCTTAAACAACTAAAGGAAAAGAATATTGTAATTACAAAACCTAGGCCTAGATATTGGAGGAATTTGTGAATATCATTAATTTATATTATAGTATAAGCATTGGGGATTTCCATGGATAAAAAAATCCAATACAGACCAGTTAGAGGCTTCATTCTAGCTATTCCCAGTGGTGATGAAACATCTTCTTCTTTTACAATAAGCGACTCCAATAAGACTCTCAACAAGGCTCAATGTATATCTGTGGGTGAGGATACATTCTTCGACCATATAGATAAAGTATTCCCTTGTCCCGTTAAGGTAGGAGATATTTTTTTGCACAGTACGATAGGACATGAGAATATCCGGATAGACGGTAAGAGTTATATCTTAATACCGTTTGATAGGGTGTTAGCGGTGAAGGTGAAATAGTGATATGAAAAATAAAATAACCATAATAAGAATATGAAATACTCACAAGAAATATACAAAGATGAGGCACAGGATAAACTACTAAAGGGTGCTAAACGTGTTTATGACGGAGTATCTACTACTCTCGGAATACAGGGCAGAAACGTAATTATCCACAAGAACCACAAGACTAAGACTATCCATGACGGAGTTAAAACTGCTATGGAGATACTACCTAAAGACCCATTTGAGGCAGCAGGCGCAAATATACTAAAACAAGCAGGAGAGAGAACGGCTGATACAGTGGGTGACGGTACTACAGTTTCTACTGTACTAGGTTATTGGATAGCTAAAAGTGCATTAAAGATTGTAAGAGCTGGTGTAAATCCTATGAAATTGAGGTTCTCACTGGAGAAGGGTAGAGATCTACTTGTGGATAAAATCCAAGAGTTATCATCACCCATTACAAGCAAGAGTCAGAAGATTGATATAGCTACAATATCCGCTCAAGAGGAGAACATGGGGAGGTTGATAGGAGAGACTTATCACAAGGCTGGTACCGGTGCTGTAATTGTAGCTGAACAGATAAACTCACCTGATACTTATGTTGAACATCAAGAGGGAATGCAAATAGACTCAGGATACAAAGTAGAACACTTTGTAACCAACAAAGAGAAGCAGGTAGCTACAGTAGTAAACGCTGTAGTGTTTGTTACAAACTACACGCTCAATAATATCTATGATATCCAACCATTATTCAAGAATGTGATAGAGGATAACAAGAAACTAAATATAGTTGTATTTGCTCAAGACATACAGGGAAATGTACTAGCAACTCTCGTTAATAATAAGATGAAAGGGACACTTGCAACACTTGCAGTTAAGGCTCCTACTTTTCAGTCAGACAAATATCTACAAGACATTGCGATAGTTGTGGGTGCTACGTTTGTAAGCAAGGATACAGGTATGGACTTGAAAGAGTTGACGCTCGAAGATATGGGATTTGCTGAAAGGATAACATCAAGTAAGCATGTAACAACTATTGTTGGTGGTGCAGGTAAGAAAAAAGACATAGAAGACAGGGTTACAGCACTTCGGAAGATGAAGGAGCAAGAGTCGAACGCATTTGATAGAGTGAAACTGGACGAGAGAATAGCAAAGTTAACAGGTGGTGTATTTACGATAAAGGCAGGAGGTTATACCGACGCTGAGGCAGAGGATAGATATGAAAAAGCAGATGATTCTATAAAAGCTACTAGAGCTGCAATAGAGGGTGGAGTTGTCCCCGGTGGTGAGGTTGTTTACCTAGAGGCAAGGAAAGTATTGGTAGGAGAAACTGAGATGGAAGAATACGCATATAGGATACTGTATGAGGCACTAGAGCAACCGTTTAATAAGTTGGTAACAAACGCAGGGCTAAATCCAGGTAGATTACATGAAAAACTAGAGAATAAGAAGTTTGGTACAGGAGTGGATTTGACAGATGAGAAGATAAAAGACCTAACAAAGGCAGGGATAATAGATCCTGCCATGGTAGCAACAGAGTCTATCAAGAACGCTGTATCAGTTGCAGTTGCACTAATAACAGCAGGTGGAGTGGTTGTTGAGAAGGAGGATGAGAAATGAGTCGTGATCGGGTGATTGAAAAGACAAAAGAACTTATGATTGCAGAAGATCCAAGACTACAAAGCAAGGAGTATAGAGTGGAAATAAGTACCGTTGCTAAAACAATTCTCGTTAGTAAGATGATAAATATCGCAAACAAAATATCAATGTTTCAAGAATGACATGTTATGCAAGACCTGTAAGAAAAACAAGGCAGTAAAACATGACATGTATGGGTATTTGGAGTGTGAGAGTTGTCAGAAGAAACTAAACGAGTCACCACGCAAAGATGTTGAGTTTACGACAGATAGCATAAGAGAAGGAAGATCAGAGTACTCTAAGGACATACTACAGCCTTACCAAGATGGGGTTTTGTCTAAGGAATATCTAGATGAGTATGGAGTATCAGGGATAAATGTTACAAAGCAGGAAATAAAGGATGCTAAATACACAAACAAAGGACTCAAGAACTGGTGGGGAAGAAATAGAAGTAAGGGGGGTAGAAGTTTTAAGGTAGAACAAGAGGAGGGAAAATAAACATGAAAACAGCATTTACGGCAAAAATAATATTTGAATCAGATAAGTGTAAACACTGGGCAAAAACCAGTGGGAATGTTGTTACTGTTGAGAAGATTTTCAAATCAATACTAAGTGGAGATTCACAGGTAGTTGAGATAATAGACGATGGTCTCACCAGCAAAGTAGAACCAGTGATAGTTTTTAGAGATACAAAATGAATTAATAAAACTGACATTATAATTACCTCTTGACAGTTAGGGAGACTAGGTGGTCAAACCACCGCCAAGCGTGGCAGAGATTACTATAAACGCATTAGCAAGCTAGGAGTAAAGGCAAGAAAGAGTAGAAAAATACAAAATGAAAAATAAAAATGAACGATAAAACATACAACTTAATTATGAAGGTGTTGTCATCTGATATCACCAGAGAGGCTAGAACTGAGATAGTTAAATTCTTCCTGTTGCCCAGAAACACTATCGTGAAACCTAGTATCGAGAGTATAATAAAGGAAGATGACGAGGTTAGAGAGTCGCTGGGTCCCGTTAGTAGACCAGACAAACACGATCTAGATAGAAAGGCAGATCCAGAGATGGCAGATGAGGAGGATGAAATGCGGAAGGTGTTGAATAGAGTAGATGAATAATAACATAGAAGAAACACTATTGATGGCAGACCATGATAATGGATTGGTGTCTATGTTTTTTGTTTACTGGTTAAAAACGGCAATAGAAAGAATTGAACCAATTACTACAAACGACATACCAAAAGAGTTACCGTTAAAGTTTTATAAGGAAGGATAAAATAGAGATGGCAAAAGACTACAAGAAACTAACAGAACTTCACGGATGGGATAAAAACCCTCGTAGTATAAAGGGTAAGGACTTCGACAGGCTAAAGAAACAAATACAAAAACTAGGTCAGTACAAACCACTACTGATTACAAAGGATAATGAGGTTATTGGTGGCAACATGAGACTAAAGGCATATAAAGAACTTGGTATAAATGAAGTCTGGGTAAGCGTTGTAGATCCCAAAGACGATAATGAAAAGCTAGAGTATGCACTAAGCGATAACGATAGAGCAGGTTTTTATGATAGCGACTTACTAGCTAACCTTGTATCTGGGACAAGGGAGATGGTGGTGTGGGGGCAATGTACCAACAGTGTTATGAGATGGTATGGTTTCATGCCAATTCACCAATCGCAACAAAAACAATGGGAAAGACAAAATCAGGAGAAAGAATTATAAGTGGGAAACCTAATATATGGAGGCATCTCAGGGTGTCAGGAGATAGAAAGCACAACGCACAAAAGCCAACACAAATGATAGTGGACGCTATTGGCAACTCAAGTGACACAGGTGATATTGTCCTAGACCTATTCGGTGGCTCAGGCTCTACACTAATAGCTTGTGAGCAAACAGACCGTACTTGTTATATGATGGAGATTGACCCCAAATACTGTGACGTTATACGCAAAAGATATGAAAACTATAAAAAAGAAACAGTAAAATAACAGCAATGAGAAAAGCAACACCAGGATCATACAAACCAGGTCAATCAGGTAACCTTAAAGGACGACCCAAAAAGGGACACTCTATCACGGAAACTATTCGTGAGATGATGGATGAACAGCCTGAGATAAAGAAGGCCCTAGGCCAGAAGATATTAAAAATGGCGATGGATGGTGATATTACAGCCATGAAAACTATCTGGAACTACCTAGATGGTATGCCACAACAGAATACAGACATAACAACTTTAGGTGAAAAGATAGGCATGATATTACACTCACCAGAAAAAAATGAAAAGTGAATACACACTGGATACCACACAAGAAACAAGAGGAAGCTCTAAAGCGGAGAGAGTTTGAGATACTTTTCGGTGGGGCTCGTGGAGGAGGAAAAACAGATGCGGGATTAGTCTTTCTTGTAGGTGAGAAACTTCAAGGTGGTAAATGGATATGGGAACATCCAGACTACAGAGCTCTAGTTATCAGACGAAATGCAGATGACTTATCAGATTGGATTGACAGAGCTGGTAAGATGTATGGGTTACTAGGCGTGTCTATCGCCTATAGACCAGCAATCATTCGGTTCAACTCGGGTGCAGTTATTAGAACAGGTCACTTGAAAGATGCACAGGCTTATACTAAATATCAAGGTCATGAATATCATAGACTACTAATAGAGGAGTTGACACAGATACCAGAGGAGAAGCGATACCTTCAGTTAATATCCTCCTGCAGGTCAACAATTCCAGAGATACGACCACAGGTGTTCTCAACCACTAATCCAGGCAATCTAGGTCACGCCTGGGTAAAGGATAGATTTGTAACCCCGTCAACTCCTGGCAAACCCTTCATGGACAAAACAAGTAAGCGCAAAAGGATATTCATAAAGTCACTGATAGATGATAATCCTACACTTATGAAGAATGACCCAGAGTATGTTGGTTTTCTAGACTCACTAAAAGATACCGATAAAGAACTATGGAAAGCGTGGAGGATGGGAGACTGGGAAACATTTGCAGGTCAGTTTTTCAGAGAGATATCAGATTTACATTTCACACCACCATTTATACCTAGGGATGACATGACTAAAATGTCAGGTTCAGATTGGGGATATAGTCCTAGACCGTTTGTGTTTGTTTGCGCAGCTATGGAGAAGGTGACCTATATAGAACCCAGTACGCTAGAGGAGAAAACATTTAACAGAATATGGGTGTATAAGGAGATAGCGGGTACAAAAAAGAACCCTCAAGAATGGGCTAGGATAATTAGAGAGTCAGTTGATCTAGATCAATTCGAGTGGCACAGGGGTGATCCGTCTATGAACATCAAACAGTCAGACGGTGCAAGAAGTATATTAGATCAATTTAGAGAAGAGGGAATCACAATACTACCTGCTAATAACGACAGGGTGAACGGTTGGCAGGCAGTAAGAAACTGGCTAACAATTGCACCTGATGGTTTACCATATCTGATAATTAGTGATACATGTGTAGGGTTAAAGAAGAACTTGCCACTACTGATATATGACGAGAAGAACAAGAACGATTTAGACACGCTCGGTCCTGACGATGAAGCTGATGGGTTGAGATATATGCTTATTCACACACCGTGGATAGATGCCAAAGCAGGGTCTGTACACAGACCCAAAAGGAAAACAAACGATATTAAAAAACCTATTGCATATGTCTCTCTTGATAAGTGGAAATAGTTTATGGTGTATAATCAGTCAAATCATCCATGTCCAAGGCTAGAAAAGGTCAAAAGAAACCAACAGCTATATTTTTAGAGGCAGAAGTTGACGGGACAGGGGACAAAACAAAACTATTCTTTTGCTTCAACTGTAGAATACCCTTGATAGAATATAGAGGTAGAGTTGCGTCTATCGTCCCCGGTGACACACCATTCAAAGTTGGTACAATGCTAAAATGTAAAGGTAATGTACAATTAAGAGATGGAGGATGGGAAGAGTGTGGTATGTATTATTCGTTTCATGGAATTATTTACACTCAAGACCCACAAGTAAGTTAACAATAAGATGACAGATAAAACAACAGATGAAGAAAGATTTTCAGCAGAAGAGACTGCGTTTGAGTCAGCCCCACCGTTGGACTTAGTGATAGATGATGAGCGACTTGTGGAGTTTATAGACACTTATGTTAAAAATGCAACATCATTTTATAACGGAGATAAACAGATAGATCAGAGACGAAAGAGAAACAAAAAATACTACTTCGGTAAACAGCTAAACGACACACAATTAAAAAGCTACGAGAAGGCATTTTTAGACAACACTATAAAAGAGGGAGAAGATGTGTTGCGTCCACTAGTTCTTTCTAGAATGCCCGATATCATACTAGAAAAAGGTGCAACTAACGCATCAGACGATATTGTTGAGCTACTGAGTACCTCAATAGATAAAACTATCAAGTCGGGAGAGTTAAAGAAACTATTAACACGGTCATTTAGAGATCATCCTATATATCTAACTTCTGTAACAAAGCCTAGATGGGATCCAAATAAAGGTAGGTTTGGTGGTGCAGTTTATGAGAATATTCACCCCGACAACATAATTGCAGACCACACAGCTACATCTAACAACCAGAAACATATGCGTATTATTGTTCACTATGTAGAGAAACCACTCAAGGACTGGATAATGATGTTTCCCAAACACGAGGATATATTAGTAGACTTTGCAGTAAAGGAGAAAAGTATCAAGGGACATTTAGACAGCAATGGATTGATAACCGAGTCTGCTATGGCAGTTAGTATCAAGGTCGCAGAGGTGTGGTTTGACTGGAAGGATAAAGCGGAAGACTTCGATGCAGACAATCCTGTATTTGATATGAAAACAGGTGTTGCATGGAAAATAGACAAGACTATATTAGACAAGAAACTAGATCCTAACTGGGACTGGGAAGGTGAGGAGAAGATATTTTTCAACGGTCAACCTGTACCAGAAGAAATGTTACAACAAATTGCACAACTAGGATTTGACGTACCAGGACTAGAAAGAAAGAAAGTATTCAGAAACTTCTTCACCAATCCACGAAAACCATTTATCTTCTCAGGCTTAGAACAGTATGGAGAAATGCCATACGACGAAACCTCAAGGATAGAAGGAAACATACTACTTCAAGACAACTACGATATGCGTGGAATGCAGATAACTAAGATGATAGACGACTCAAGGGGTAAGCACGTATTTAGTTCTCTAAGTGGACTCAAGAAAGAGACAGTGGACGCAATGGATATGAACGACCCAGATGAGGATGTCTTTTTAACAGGTGAGTTAGGCAAAGTTCACGCATTTATCCAGAAAGAACAACCGTCTCAGGCTATGTTTGCAGACTTAAACAGAACACACGAGAGGATGATGGAGAGATTAAATCTATCGGGTGCGGTCAGGGGACAGATAGAGTCTGACGTAGCTACAACAAATCAGATAGCAAGAGAGTCTAGTATCACATCAGCAAATGAAATATCAGACTTGATGGTGAACGACATCACAACCCAGATAGCAGAGTGGCATATGCAGTTCATGAAACTCAGATGGACACCAGAGCATTTTCAAGAGCTTGTGGGGTCAGCGGGTGACACAGTTCAGGAAACACTAGCCTACGACATGATAGAAGATGGCTTAGTAGTCACAGTAAAAGCTAGTGGTACAGACAAACTACAGGCAGAGAGACAGGCCAAAGAAGAGGCACAAATTGGTATTATAGATCCAGTTTCATATTTTAAGGATACAGGAAGGGATGACCCAGAAGGACGGGCTGAAAAAGTTTTCCTGTGGAATAATGCACCAGAATTATATTTCAAAAAGATAATACAAGGTCAAGACTTATCTGATATTGCATCAGAGATACAGGCTACTAATCAACAAAACCTACAACAAGCAGGAGGACAGCAACCTCAATTGGGTGGTCCACAACTACCTAGTCCTCAGGATACTCAGAATATACCCACTCAACCTCAGGGATCAGTTAGAAATCTAATAGGTAAGGCAGGAAATGCCATAGGAGGTATATTCGGGAGGTAGTATGGACAACCTGCAAAGAGCAATTCACCATATACAGGGGTGTACCTCAAAATCAAAAAAAATAAATCCTGGTGATTTTATATCTACTAGTTATGAGTCAGCTAAGTCGTGGGCTGGTACAGGTAATGTTATTAGTAAAGAAGTAAAAATGAGAGATATACTTGATGATATAACAGAACCACTGGGCGGAGATTATATATATAGACCCCAGTAGGTCGCAAATCAGAAAGCGGTTGCAAAAGCTATAAGAAGATAATACAATAACAACATGACAGAGGAGAAAAAATCTCAAGAAGTCGAAGAAACTAAACCTACAACTACAGAAGAAGTAGAAGCTCCTACTATAAAAGAAACTTCAACTGATACAACCCCATCTATATCAGACGATCAACTATCCTCAGTCAGTGATACTGTTAGCAAGTCTGTAATTCAAAGATTATCTGAGTCACTTGGGTTGAACAAGAAAGAAGCTGAGGAACTACCAACAGATCCAGAGTCTCTACAGAAAATAGTAGACGAAAGAGTACAATCTCAACTACAAGATAGAGACGCAAAGAATGAGGAGATAAGAAAACTAGAGGAAACCCAACAGTCTAATAATATAAATAGTATTATAAAAGGGTGGGACTCTCAGTACACTCAACTTGCACAGTCAGGTAAAGTACCTGCTATTAAAAAGTTAAGTGATCCTAACGATCCTGGAGTTGTCGCAAAAAGAAAGATGATAATGGCAATCGGTAAAGTTATAGAACAAAACAAAGCTAAGGGAATAGAATACACACCAACAGTTGCAGAGATTTTAGTTAACTATCCAACTGTACTAGACGGCCCACCTGGGGCAGACTTACCCATTAGTGGAAGCACAGCAGGCGTGTCTAATAGTCCTCAAGTTAATTATCAAAAGGATATTGCAGGTAAATCTTTTCAACAGATAATAGACGCAGAAAAAAGAGACTAAAGTACTGTTTGACAATCATTACAGTTTAGTTTTATAATACAACCAGAGATAAATCTCACCCAAGCGGTGAGTTTTTTTTGTTTAACAACACAACATGGCAGGACAAGCAATAACACCAGACGGAATAGCTATTACCAACAGGGTTGATGGTAAAACGTTAAGAGACCTTAACAACAAGGTTATTGACACAGTTCTTAATGGACCTACTTACATATCCCGCCAGATGAGGAAAGCACGAAAGTTCTCAGGCTCTATCAAAGATTTCACTATTAAATATCAAGCAAGTTCACAATTTGAATGGTTTGTAGGGATTGAAACGTTTAACGCTTCAGCAGAAGATAATGAAATCACACTATCTTATGCCCATACAGGTGGAACACAGCCTAAAGTATCTATAATGTTAGAGTCTTTTGCTAATGCAGGAGAGAAAGGTGTTATCCCACTAGATGCTTATAAGTTCCAAGAAGCTGGAGTTGAGGTAACTCAGAATGTAGCCTCAGCAATCTACGGAGATGGATCAGCAAATAAACCTAACGGACTTCAGTCTATAGTAGATGACTCTACTAATGCAGCAACAATCGGTGGTCAATCAAGAGCAACATACTCTACACTCAACGCAACCTACACAGACTCAAGTGGAGTAATCTCACTTGCTAAACTAGGTGTAGGAGATGATGCAGCAGCAAGAGGTGGAGAATTAGCAGCAGTACCTAATATCAACGTAACAGACTTCCCAACATGGAGCTTTTACGAACAGTTGATTGATCCACAAATGAGAGCTAACTACAACTCAGATGGTTTCCCAATGCTCGGAGTTGGAACTGAAGGAACTGTATCTCGAGCTAAACTAGGTGGCGGAGCAGGTTTCCAAGCACTGCACCACAGAGGGATGCCAGCTATTAAAGATAAACAGGCAACATCTGGGGTATGGTACAAACTAAATGAAAGTTCATTTGCATGGTACGGAAGGACAGTCGTACCTACAGAATATGCAACACTAGGACTTAGAAAAGCTGATCTTGGTGACATGTCTACCTACGAGTCAGTAGCAGGAGAAGAAGCACCAAGCTCATTCAACGGATGGTTCTATCAACCACCTATGATGATGCCTGATCAGGCTGGAACTATCGCACGATTTTATGTAATCGGACAGATGATGACATGGAACCCAAACATGAATATGCAATTACACAGTATTACAGGAATTTAATATGAGCATTTCAAACATATCACAAGAAAGATACACATCAAGCGCAGCACCGTTGCACGCTCTAGGACAACTTGATATTGATAAATGGGGTAGAAAGTTCAGGTATGCACAAGCAGGCGCAAGTGCTTTGGTAACAGGACATTTAGTACAAGAGCCTGCAGAGGTCACTAACTACTACTCTATGGTAGTACAGGCTGCATCTGCTATCGGAAGCAAAACAATCTCTGTAACACTAGGTGGAACAGCAGTAACAGCAGAACAGTTTAACGATGGAGATCTAACAGTCGAGTCCTCAACTGGGCTAGGACAAAGTTTCAAGATCATAAGTCACACAATACAAACATCTACTACAGGCACATGTACTTTCACAGTAGACAGGCCAGTAGCAATCGCACTTACAACTAGCTCTCAGGTAACTGTTAGAAAGAATCACTACGATGGAGTTGTAGACTTTCCTACCACCCCAACAGGTGGACCAGCAGGATTTGCACTATTCGCAGTACCAGCATCAGAACATGCTTGGATTCAAACAGGTGGTGACACAGCAGTATTGTTTGATACGGGTGTGAATGCAGCTGCAGACCAATCTGGAATAATGCCATCAGCAGATGTAGCAGGTTCAGTAAGCCCAGCAGCAGCAGCAGATGTATCACCAACTTTCATAGGTTTCTCAAGAGCAATCGGATCTGTAGACTCTACATTCGGAATGGCTAGGATTACACTAGACTAACGGACAGGACATTTCATGGAGGGATTACCTCACCTCACGATTAAAAGAGGTTGAGGTTTTTTAATTTACAAACATGTCAGGAACACAAATAGAACAAAATTTATACGGAGTCAATCAACACGGATTTAACAGTGCAAAAGATGGTACGTTGTCTGGTGTGCTTACCTTTTCAGGTGCAAATACTCATTCAGGAGTAGAAACCCACTCGGGAGCCGAGGTTTTTAGTGGTGCATTAACCCTAACCTCACCAACTGCAGGCTTGGGATATGCAGCAGGAGCAGGTGGAGCTGTGACTCAGATTACAAATAGATCAACAGGGGTAACTCTTAATACGGTAACTGGAACGATAACCACAGACAACTCATCCCTAGCAGCAGAAGCATCTGCTGACTTTATTGTTACAAACAGTGCAGTAGCTATCGGTGATGTTATCATCCTCTCAATTCAGTCAGGAGAAAATAGTGGTGGTACAGTTCTATCAGTTCAAGATGTAGCAGCAGGATCATTTGCCATTAGAGTACACAACGGAAACGTAGCAGCAGGTACAGCAGAGACCGGTGCTATTAAGATCAACTTCGCAGTCATCAAGGCAGTAAGCGCCTAAACACTACACTTCTATAATTCTTGTGATATAATTGGATATGGCAATAATTTCTTTACCCAAAGATGGAAACGCAAAATCTATACAAATAGTTCCCTCGGTTGTTGCGCTTGCACAGACTTATGATGTGACGGTATCAGCATCAACTGAGATTACACTAAATACAAATACTTCATTTATTGAAGTAACGGCGGGTGATGAAGGTATTATGTTGAAATGGGGCACAAGTGATGTTACAACTTCAAATAATGATGAGTACATAGCAAAAGATACAACTAGACAATATGTTGTACCGACAGACTCTAGTACAGGATCACTTTTTACCGCAGTTAATTTTATAGAAAGAGTTGCAAGCGCTTTCTTGGTGGTTGTAGAAAAATAACATGGCAAAGTGGTTATCGAAATCAATGTCTTGGATTTATCCAGGATCTCCCTCTTGTAACTCCAATACAGAATATTCTGATGGTAGGGTAACTCACTTTCTAAAACCTGAATATTACAGAGTTGATTCAAATGGTGATTTGGAGCAAGTAACTGTTGCAGCAGATGGATGTAACGCATACTCTGTTGCAAATGCAGCTGATATTAGAAAGAACTGTGACAAGGCATATTTTACAATTTCAGGGTCTTATTCGAGTATTTTTACGTTAGTTGGTGATTCAGGAAAAGAAACTACAGCAATTAATACTATTAAAACTTTTCTTACTACAACAGGCTTTGATGGGATTGAATTGGATTGGGAGGGTTTTGGATCATGGACTGCCCAAGAATATTCAGACTACAAGTCATTTGTTGATACCCTGGGCACTTCCTTAGCTCTGGTTGGAAAGAAACTAATGATTGACGGTCCCCCTATTGGGGACGCAACAGAGCAAGGGTATTATGAATGGAAGTATGAAGATTTTGAGTCTCTAGCAGTGGATTATATTGTTGCCTTGGCTTACGACTGGCAATATGATTTTGGAGCAGGTACTTCAATTTCTCCAACATCAAGAGTAAATAATGTGTGTGATTGGATGAAGGGAAAGATTACAAATATAGATAGAATTGTTATTGGCCTACCTTCATATGGATATCATGGTGTAACAGCTGGATACACAATAATAATTGACACAAAGACTGAATCAGAAGCTTTTACGGGGTATGGTACAGCTACAAGAAATTCAGACCATGAGATGAATTGGACTAATGGAGGAAGTTCATATTTTTACAATGATGCAACGGGAATTAGCTCAAAAAGAGATATTGTTGAAGCTAAGGGTATAAAGTTTGTGTCTGTTTGGCACCTGGGTGGTAATGACGGTTTTACAGGAAAAGATGAACAGTCGATCACAAAAGGTTTTATAAATAATACATCGAAGTCTCTTGGTGTAAACATTATTTAATTTGTTATGATACAATAAAAAAGATGGCAAAAGATAAGACCAAAAAAGGTCGAAAAACACCAGCCGAACAACTTATCTCAGAATTTCTTAAACTTCATAATATCTCCATTATCCTAGACAACATAAACACTACAGTAGAGAATATCCCTGGGGTATTCTATACAGTAGATCAAAGACCCCGAATACGTTTCTTTTTTAAGGAAGATTTAATGAAACCAACAGAAAAAACGAACGGTGCAACCCCCAAGATGGAGATAAACTAATATGCAACCAGACAAAGCTAAGTCAGCTAAACAACAGGAAATGGAGAGAAGAGCTAATGATCTTATCCGTATCTATAATCCACTAGATAAACGGTATGTTGTAAAGTACGATAAACGAGGTGGCACAAAACTATTTCCAATAGAGGCAAAGAGTGAGTCTGTAGTTGTGAGGTATATTGCAGATAAGTACACAAAGGAAATGTACAATCTTATTATCTCAAAAGAAGCTAGTGATGCCATTACTGCAGAGAATGAAAGACGGGTTGAAAAGGGTATGGCCGTAATGGACAAGACACAAAAGACGGGAGAACAAATGCAGTTTGAGACACCGTACTACATGCCCAACAACGAAAAGGCAATGAAGATACTATCTGTTCTTTGGGTTGGTACAGAGAGTGAGTTTGGGGTTGATCAGGTACTAGAGGACGAGTCAGATCCAACAGACACAAGAACTACATTTGAGAAATCGTTAGAGGAAATACAAACTAGAAAAGTTGGAGAGACAGCAAAAGTAGAGAAAAAGGAAAGTGTTAAGGTTGAAGGAGATAACAGTCTAGTATGTGATCATCCGGAGTGTGGGTTTGAGGCAAAGTCATCTCTTGGGTTGATAAGTCATAAAAGAAAACACAGGAATGAGATGGAAAACAAGAAAAAAGAAGCGGTCAAAAACATATCTAAGTAACATGCAAACAGATACAACAAAGGAACTATCCCGAATACTTGGGATAATGATAACAGACACCAATATGCGTAAGAAGTGGAAAGAACTTGATCAAACAGGTGGTGTCACTATGCGACACGTTCAGGAGATACTTCAAGTTCTACTAGAAAAGCAGATAGAGCTAGAAAAGGAATAGTGTCTAAAATACTTTTATACAATCCACTAAACGAGGACTTCAAGGTAAAATATGATGGAAAGTATTATTCTATAAGATCCAAGGAGACAAAGAGATTCAAGAAAAGTATAGCAGATCATGTTATTAAGCACTTATCCAAGAAGATGTTCGATACTGTAGGAAGTTACTCAGAAAGAATAGACGATCAGATGGTAGAGTTCAAAAAGAAAATAGAGACAGGATTATAAAATGATAAGTCAAAACTCACTACAACTAACAAAGGAATTTAGACAAAAGGTCTTAGAGATAACTAAGCTGGCCGATGAGCTAATTACCTTTGTTGACAAGAGTATTGTAGATAGAGAAAACGAATTAGATGAGAAGATAAAGAAATTACATATACTAGTAGAGAAGGAGAAGTTGTTAAAAATAGAGGCTCAGAAGATAGTAGATGGAAACAAAGAGTTAAAACTCAAGATAAACGTTAATAGGGAAAAACAGCTTTCACTAGAAAAACAAGAAGAGGAAATAGAAAAGAAACTTCATAGAGTACAAACGATTCTGAACTAAGTGCTATAATTAACTCAGAGATAAATCTCACCCACTGGTGAGGTTTTTTTTGGTTTAACATGGCAAGAGCAAGAAGAGAAGACAACACAGTACCAGGCTTAGTAGCTGAAAATGATGTAACAAGCAAAGCCGAGGGTATTAAAAAAGACAACACTTCAGAAGGATTATATGTACACATTAAGGGTTCAGATACAGAAGCTACAGATTTCAACGGTGGACCAGTTACAATAGGAACTACAGCAGTAGAGATCACCTTCACGGGCAAAACACAATCCATATCTATAAAGTCAGCATCTACCAATACGGGGATTATCTTCATAGGAGCGTCTGATGTAACAAGTGCAGGATTAAACGCTATGGGAGAGCTGACAGCAGACAGTCCATTAACCTTAGATCTAAATGATGCATCTGCTCCTGTTTATGCAGTATCAGATACAGCCTCACAAACTATTTATAAACTTGCATTAACGTAATATGAAAATAAGATATGGTAGTCCAGGTATAGGATTTCTAGACACCCGCTACGTCAATATAACAGGCGATCAGATAGTACCCACCTCAAACTCCACCACAACCTTTGGTGTGCAACAAGCAGACGGTACACAAGTGTTTAATGTAGATACTACGAATAAAAAGGTAACTGTAACGGGTCGTGATATACTAATTTATAGTTTTATGATGGGAGATTTTTAATATGGCATTTTTAGAAGCAAATTTGGGACAATTACAGGTAGCTTCTGCTTCTGCGACTACACTTTATACTACACCAGCTAGCACTACAGCTATTGTAAGAGAGTTCTTGATAACTAACACTACCTCTAGTGCGG